ATACTTATGACAAAAGAAACAAAGAAGGAGATTTCAACAGAAGAAGCAACAGAGGTATTAAAAGCGGAGCAAAAGAAAAAGGTTGAAGAGTGTTCTAAAGAGGTTGGTGCTGTTCTTGAAAAACATGGTTGTGCTTTAGCGGCATATATGATTGTTTCAGAAAGAGGTAATGTTCCTAACATTCAAGTTGTTATCAAACAGTAAGTAATTTGCCTACCTACTTCCTATGTGTATAATGGTTTGGGGTCAAACCCAACGACAAGCTGCTAGTGTGCTAGTAGGAGTAGGCGGGTTAATATATATGACATCACAACAAAAAAAACAAAGACTAAAAAAGAAAGCAGATAAGATGTTACAGGAGATAGGTAGAAACCTTTATGATGAATGTTTGGTTTGTGGTAGACCGTATACCTGCTTACATCACTATTTTCCAAAAAGCGTGAGCTACGCATTGAGATATAACATGAAGAACTGTATACCGATATGCAATGGTTGCCACATGAGTCATCACCAGAAGTCTGATCCAAGAATACATAACATAGTAAATGAAGTTAGAGGTAAGGTATGGCTAAACAGGTTAGAGAAAGCAAAGCAAGTAACTGTTAAAGACACTATAGGCTACATAGAAGGAATAATAGAATCACTGAAGTTAGGTTTATGAGTATAAAAAAACAATATAAAAACTTTGGCAAGATTCAGCTTAAGAGGGCGGAAGGGATGTCTAGTTCTAATGGATACAAAACATATAACATGAAGATAGGATTAATGAACAAGATAAAAGAACGCTATGGTTTTCAAGCTAGAGACAAGATTGATTGTTATTATACAAAAAGGTATATAGTTGGAGAGGTTTTTAAGTGGGCTATTGGTATAGGATATGTTGAGTTTGTCTACGATATTGAGGCTGATCACATGATAAGTTGGCAATCTAACATTCATTAAATTGACTTTTACGAAAAAGTATGATATAATAGAGTCATAATACATAGCACATCTACGCTATGGAGGGAAAAGAGAATAAATTTAACGGATATGACTGCATTATTTAGTAATGGAGATTTTTTTATTGAGGGTAGCTTTAGATAACAGATCAAATAAAAAATATAAATCCAATTATATAGCATCTATTGATTGGTTTCGACTAGTTTTTCAGATGTTTGGTAGTGAAACAGCTGTATTCATCTAGGGTTACCCTCATTAAAGATATATGTATGAAGATCAGGTGATGGAAATAAAAGGAGTAGAGCATAAGGTTTGCCTTAGAAGCAAGGAGGGCAAAAATGTTATAGTAGTAGAGAGAATAACTAAAGAAAGTGGTTACGATGATCATTATAGAAAAGCTTAATAGGAATAATTCTTAATAAGAGAAACAAACAAGTATGTCAAAATTTGAATTTGAAGTCTTGTCAAACGAAGATTTATCTAAAAGAATTTTACAAAACGAGAGAGTAAACATGTTAGAGATGTTAGCTACTCATGAAGTACAGGTTAGAGGGTTTATGCAAGAGCTAACAAAAGCATCTGCTGATACTAAGATGGGTAAAGATGAGAAAGCAAAGAAACTACAAGACCTAAAAGACGAGATAGAGAAAGTGTCAGGTAGGTTAAAAGCATTTAGAGAAACATTAGCTACTATAGAAGAGTTAGAGAAAGATGTAACTAAGGTGTGGAAGTAATATATTTTTTTGATTAGCTTAATAGGAATGATTCCTAGCGCAAAATAAGAATAAAACACATGGAAGAGAAACTTGAGAAACTTGAAAAACCAAAGAAGTCAAGTTGGGGTGGAAAACGAGAAGGATCAGGAAGAAGACCTTTGCTTAACAAAGAAGAATTAGAGAAGGTTAAGGAGTTAATTTCCCAGCATGGATCTGAATACGATGAAACTAGAAAGAAGGAAAGATGTCTAGCATTATTAGATGTGCTTTATGAGGAAGGTGTAAGTAAAAGAAATATTTCTGCTATAAAAGAATATTTAGATAGACAGTTAGGTAAGAGTAAGGATAAATTAGATGTAACCAGTGGTGGTGAGTCAATAGTTATAGGCTGGGCTACTAATAAAAAAGAATAGAGTACAATTTACGTGCCGTCGTGGTCAGTGGCTTGCGACGATAAATACAATGTGACTGGAGCTGAAGAAGGTAGTTCACTCCCACCAATAGTATGTAAAAGTGTTGTATACTACTGGGGTGAGCGAAACCAGAGACTTCTGCAAGGCTCATCGTCAAGTTGACGTCTAACTACATTAAGATAGTCTCTAAAGTGGAAGGGAGACTAGGAAATGTATCTGCACGTAATACACAGACTAGTTTCCTTGAAGCTTGCATCATGTATATGGTGGAAGTATCTCTGGGTTTAAAAGTATAATAGTTATGAAATACGAAATACCATATGCACCGAGAGAATGGGCTTTGGCACTTCATGATACTGACAAGAGATGGAATGTTATAGTTGCCCATAGAAGATGCGGGAAAAGCGTTGCAGCTATAAACCATTTAATAAGAGATGCTTGTAAGAATAAGGATAGTAGATACGCGTTCATAAGTCCCACATATCGCCAAGGAAAGCAAATAATTTGGGACTACTTGAAACACTATTCAATGGTTATTCCTGGAGTAAAGACAAATGAGAGTGAATTGAGAGTAGACTTTCCTAATGGTGCGAGAATTACATTATATGGAGCAGACAATCCAGACAGTTTGTGTGGAATTGCTTTGTGGGGTGTGGTATTTGATGAGTACTCACAACAACCAAGCAACATCTTTACTGAAATTATAAGACCAGCGTTGGCTGATAATAAGGGGTATGGGATATGGATAGGAACACCGAAGGGAATGAATGACTTCTACCAGCTATATAGCAAGGCAAAAACTAATGATAAGTGGTTTTCTACACTACTCACAGTTGAGGACACAGGTATACTTGATAAGGAAGAATTAGCAGATGCACAAGAGGTAATGGATGCAGATGAGTTTAACCAAGAGTTCTATTGTTCGTTTGAGGCTTCGTTAAAAGGAGCTTACTATGCTAACCAACTAGAGAAGGCTAGAAATAGTGGCAGGATAACTAGAATACCATATGACGCTAACTTACCTGTATACACATTCTGGGACTTAGGTATAAGCGATAGCATGACAATATGGTTCATGCAGATAGTTGGACAAGAGTATAGATTCATAGACTACTATGAGAACGAGGGTGAGAGTCTTCAACACTACATACAGATATGTCAACAGAAAGGTTATATATACGACAGTCACTATGCTCCACACGATATAGAGGTGCGAGAGCTAACAACAGGGGTCACTAGATGGGAGACAGCACAGAAGTTGGGTATTACATTCAAGATAGTGCCTAGAACTCCAAGCCTAGCTGATGGTATACAGGCAACAAGGGCTATATTCCATAAATGTTGGTTTGATAAAGACAATTGTTTCCAGGGACTAAACTCTCTAATGAGCTATAAGAAGCGATGGAACGATAAGATGCAGATATTTTCCGACACACCACAACATGACTGGGCATCACACGGGTGTACGGTTGCTGGCACGCAAATTAAGATGAAAAATGGTTATAAAAACATAGAAGATATATTAGTTGGTGACATAGTAGATATTCATGGCGTATATGGGGAGGTTACTCATTCAGGTTATGTAAAAGACTCCTTAACAATAAAGATTGGTTTGACAGATGGTACAGAAATACAGACTTCGCCTGAACATAAGTTTTTCACGACTAGAGGTATTGTATGTGCAGATGAGTTAGTGTATAATGATAGTATTCATACACTAACAAAACCAATATGGAATGTGAAAAAATTTCAAAAAGAGGGGATAAGAAAGGGTGTTATATCTTATATGGAGGGACAAGATATAACTATTGGAAAACAAGAAGACTTTACGTGTCGCAAAAAGGAGGGGAAACAAAACTTTTTCATAGAGTTTTGTGGGAAGATAGGGTTGGTGAAATTACTAGAAAAGATGAGATTTATCCGATTGATGGGGATTGGGAGAATTTCCAAAAAGATAATTGGAGAAAAAGAAAGAAGGGTTCAAACAGAAAAGTGCCTAGTAAACATCCGTTCCAAGAATATAAAGGAAAAAAATATTACAAAAGAGAATCAGATGGATACTATAGTCGCAAGTATACAAACAGTTTCTTGCATAGGATTATTTGGAGTGATGTTAATGGAGAAATACCGAAAGGTTATCATATCCATCATAAGGACGGCGATAAGAGTAACAATGTTGTTGAAAACCTTGCGTGTATTTCCGCTTCAAACCATTCTAAACTACATGCAAAAACGAATAAGTGGGTTGGAAGCGAAGCAAACAAGAAGCAACTACGAGAAGCAGGGAAACGATCAGCAAAATTACGCAAGGGTAGTAAACTTATCAACGGGAAATTTGTGTCCTGTATATGATATAACCGTAAGCCATCACCATTGTTATCTGGCAAACGGGTTGTTGGTTAGTAACAGTGATGCATTCAGACAGTTTGCACAGATAAGCAGTAGGCTTAATGCTACTAGTGAGACAGGTAACAGGGATCAGTTGGACTACTTTGAAGAAACAAGAACAAAAGCTAAAAATAGATTTACATAAAATGATTATACATGGCGATTGTTTAGAAAAACTTAAAGAGCTTGAAGATAACTCGGTTGATACTGTAATAACAGATCCTCCTTACGGATTATCGTTCATGGGAAAGAAATGGGATGATGATGTACCTAGTATAGAGATATGGCAAGAGTGTTTGAGGGTACTGAAACCAGGTGGCACAGCATTGATCTTTGCAGGTAGTAGAACACAACACAGAATGGCTTGTAATGTAGAAGACGCAGGGTTTATTTTGAAAGATACTATTATGTGGTTGTATGGCTCAGGATTCCCGAAAGCTACTGATATTAGTAAACAGTTGGATAAGAGGAATGGGAGGTATTTTGATGAAAGATTTAAAGAATATTGTAACGAGAAACGCAAAGAAAAAGTGTATACACTAAAAAAAGTTAATGAATTAATGGAGAGTGCCTTAACAGGTGGTGGATTTGCGAGTTGTGTTATGGGTGATAAAAAAACCAATGAATTGCCTACTTTGGGAATGTATATAAAGCTAAAGGAAGTTTTAGATTTGGATGACAGGTTTGATGAACTTATTAAAAGAGGAGAAGCAGAAAGGGAGATTATAGCCCAAAAAAAACAAAGGGCAAATAGTGAAAATTCTAATATAAAAATGAATGCAAGTGTAGGTGATTTAGAAGATATCACTCAACCATCAACACCCGAAGCCAAACTATGGAACGGTTGGAAGTCTCACGGCCTTAAACCAGCCTATGAACCAATTTTGGTAGCCCAAAAACCTAATGACGGAACTTATGCAAACAATGCTCTTAAACACAAAGTGGCTGGGTTAAACATTGACGGAGCACGGATTAAACCAGAGCAAAAAGGAGCTTACAAGAACTGTGATAGTTGTGGAAAGGAAAAGTATGTAAAGAAATGCTTTCTTGATAAGTATAAAAATCATTTTTGCAATGCAGAATGTAGGCAGGAATTTCAAAAGAATCGCAATAAGCATATTTGTAATATTTGTGAGAATGAATTTGAAGCACCGAAAAGTCAAGGAGATAGAAGCACTTGTTCAGAGAAATGTAAAGGCGTTTGGGTGTCTTATTTGCAAGCAGAAAGTAATGGATTAAATAATCTTGAAAAACGAGGTAGTGAGATATTAAGAGAACTTGGCGTTGAGTTTGAAGAACAATCTTTAATAGAAAAGAAGTTCTTAGTAGATGTGTATATCCCTAAAGATAAACTGGTTATTCAATGGGATGGAGAATATTGGCACAGTAAACCAAAAAGGAAAGCACTTGATAAAAGCCAAGATTCTTATATGAAAAAGTGTGGGTATAAGGTATTAAGATTTACAGATAAAGAGATTTATTCAGACCCAGAATGTGTCAAAGAAGAGATTAAGAACGCAACAACACAAGGCAGATTCCCAGCTAATATAATACTAGATGAGGAAGTGGCAAAAGATGAAGAATGGAAGAGGTATTTCTACACAGCTAAGGCTTCAAAGAGTGAAAGAAACGCAGGGTGTGAGGGGTTGGAGGAGAAGGTAGGTGGTGGTATGGCTGTAACACAAGACAAGACATTAAAAACTGGTTCAGGGAATGAAAGGAATAATTTGATGCGAAATTCTCATCCCACTGTTAAACCTCTTAAACTAATGGAATACCTATGCACACTAACTAAAACTCCTACTGGTGGAATAGTGCTAGACCCATTTATGGGTTCAGGAACGACAGGTGTAGCTTGTAAGAATACAGGTAGACAATTTATAGGAATAGAAAGAGAAGAAGATTATATAAAAATAGCCGAGGCTAGAATAAATATTTAACATAAGATATGCCAAAAAGCATTTACAGTATCATTAACGATTTTGAGGAGGACTTTGATAACAACTCCGTGACTATTGTTGACGGATACGAATTTAGTCAATTAGACACAATTAAGAAGATCAATCGTTATTACGCTGGTAAGTTTGATACAGGTAATATAGACGAGTTTGGTCGTAAGTTTTTTTATAACTTTACTAAACCGAGGGTGAAGAATGCACAGAAGAACATTGACATAGATACAAAGAACATAGAACTAATGGCCATGAAGCCTGAAGACTATTCAAAGGTGTGGTTACTTCGTAGAGAGCTTGAGATCTATATGAGAGACACCAAGCTTGGAAAGAAGCTTAATGAGATCACAGCAACACTACCTAAATATGGTACAGTTGCGGTCAAGCGTGTAGGTGGAGACGAGATCTTTGAGATGGTAGACTTACGGAACTTTAAGAATGATATGACTGCTAGTAGCTTAAAGAACAGTTGGCGGTTAGAAGAACATTATTATACTCCTAGTGAGTTAAGAGAGAAGAAAGGCTGGGATAAAGAGAACATTGAGAACGCTATTGAGAATTTTAGTACATATAGAAAAGAAAACTATGTCACGAGTAAAGATAAGTACGAACCACAAATGGGCAATGCTAAGTTTATACGAGTGGTGGAACTTACTGCTGAGATGGAAGAGACCTTCCTAACAGACGACTATGATGATACAGATATAGTGCCACAGATGTGGGTTGTAGTAATGCCTGAAGGTACAGGTCAACAGAAGACTGCAGGTGACGGACTAAAACTATTTAGCGAGAAACTAACAACAAAAGAGTATAGAACGAAGTTATATAAAGAAGTACATTATGACAAGGAGGTAGGTAGATGGCTCGGATACGGTATTGTAGAGGATATGTTTGAAATGCAGGAGTTAAAGAATACACAAGTCAACTATGAGATCAAGGCAATGGAACTAGCTAACCTTATCTTACTAGCTACTAATGACAAGAGCTTCGCAAAGAATGTATTAACTGATCTAATGAGTGGAGATGTTATACAGGTAGAAGGAGCTATTAATAGAATACCTACAGAAGTACGATCAATGAATGTTAATAGTGCAGTAGCACAACAAGTGGATAGTTTAGCAAATGAGTTAGCAAACAGTTTTGAAGCTACCACAGGTGAGACAATGCCTGCTGGTACACCATTCAGACTTGGGTTGATGCTTAACAGAAACGCAAACAAGTTGTTTGACTTCATTAGACAGAACTATGGTCTATTCCTAGAAGAGCTTGTACAAGACTGGATCTTACCTGAACTGATGAAGAAGACTAGTCAAGAGCATATACTTCAAATTACTGATAAGGCTGAGTATGAATACCTAGCAAGAGAGGTTGGTAAGAAGCAAGCATGGGATGCAGTAAAGAACATTGTGATGGATACAGGTAAGTTCCCAACAGCAGAAGAAGCACAACAGATAGAGGACATGCTAGTACAACGAGCAGTATCTACTAATGGAATGGCTATCAACATCTCTAAAGACTTTTATAAGGATGTAGAACTTAAGGTGGTAGTAACAGATGAGAGTCTGGATAAGGCTGAACGAATAACAACGCTTACTACTATCCTACAACTACTTGGAGCTAGTCCACAGTTGGTTAATAGTCCAGTATTGCAAGAGTTATTGAACCTATCAGGATTAAGTGAGATAGATATCCAGAAACAACAGGCACAGGTTGTACAGCAACTACAACCACAACAAGCACCGCCAGGACCACAGGGAGCCATAGGAGCTCCTACAGGGCCACCTGACGCTAATATAGCAACAGAATAGTATGGATACATCAAAGCTAGAAAGATTAGCAGAGAGCGATTACTTTGATCTAGTAAAAGAACTGTTCAAGGAGGTAACAGATAAGTTGATCTCAAAAGAGTATGGATCAAGGATAGCTGGGGAGGTTGCATTGGAAGCGTTGAGTAGAGAGAAGGCGGTAAAGATCATAAGTGAAGTAGTAGGTGTAATAGAGCGTTCAGTAGCCAACCGAAAGGAAGGCGAGAGACGATCCTTTAAATAATGGGAAAAAACCCACAATAAATTAAATAGGGAACAAACCCTCAAAAACTATATGATAGAAGACATCAAGGACAGCGTAGAGCCTAATGAAACAAGCGTAGATGAGCAAACATCTAATGAAAACAATGAAGACCTAACTCTATCAAGTGAAGAGTTGGACATGCTAGACGATGATACTTCAAAGAAGTTCCAGACAGCTATTGCCCAAAAGCAATACTGGAGGGACAAGTTCAAAGAACAAGAGGAAGCTTCAAGAAAGCTTCAAGGTGATCTAGAGGCCTTAAAGCCTAAGGAAGAACCTAAGAAGGAATCTAAATCTAGCGAGGCCAAGGTGGAAATTGATAGACTAGCTGCTTTAGAGGTAAAGGTTGACAACCCTGAACTAACCATGGGTCAAGTCAACATGGCTATAAAGTACGCAACAGTTGAAAATAAAACACCACAAGAAATAATTAAATCACCATACTTTCAGTCTATGGTGAATGAAGAATCTCGTGAGAACAGAGTTGAAGATGCTATTACTAATTCTACTGATAGAACTGGTACAGGCAACTTGAGCTTTGAAAGAATTGCCGCTGATGAATCTGGTGAGGCGTATCGTAACTTAACTTCTGAAAAGAAGACAGAGTTCCGAGCGTACCTTGAAGCAAATTCAGATAGTGGTGGAATGAAGTTTATGAAGAGATAATTTATTCTCTTATGGCCTGAAGTATTAAACCAAACTTTATGGCTAATTCCTTAACAGCTCTAAATAAGGAGGTTTGGTCAGATGAAATGCAACTTGTCAGAGAAAAAATGACAGTAGCAATGGCACTGGCTAACACCGAATTAAGAGCAAAGCTAACCGATGGGGACAAAGCACACAAACCTTATCGTTCAAACTTATACGCAGTTAATTATACTAAAGCAACTGCACTAACAGCACAAGATGTATCAGCAACTGATGAATATTTAGATGTTGACCAGATCAAGGCTGTACCTATTTACTTGGATGACATTGATGCTATCCAGAATAGTTATACAACACAAGCAAGTTTCGCAAGAGACATGCAAGAAGATCTCTCTAGACAAATGGATGCTGCTTTCTTGGCAGAAGTTACTAATGCTACATCTGATATAGATGACGGTGACATTGGTGGTACTGCAGGAAACTCAGTAGTAGTTTCAACTTCAAATGTTAATTCTTTATTTACTGCTGCTTCACGAAAATTGAACCAGTTGAATATAAAGCAAGACATGCGATATGCTGTTATTACTCCAGGTATGTTGGAACAAATCCAACTTTATCTAGCAGGTAAAGACACAGATTTCGGAGACGAAGTTGGTGCTAACGGACTAGTAGGACGAAGATTCGGATTTGAGATTTATGTTTCAAATAACCTACGATTCTCAGCTACTTGGACTCCAGCAAATAACCCAACAGACGGTGATACAATTGAAATCAACGGTGTTACTTTAGAGTTTAAAGCTGCTCCTGCAACTGCTGGTCAAATTGACATTGGTGGATCAACTGCTGTTACAATTGATAACATTGTAACTTTATTGGATGACCCTACAACAACTACAGCTACAGGTATTGCTTTATCAGCTGATAGCCAAGCTTTATTAGAAGGATTGGAAGCTACTGACGGAACAACTACATTAGGTATTGTTATGCCTGGTGGTGGTGAAGTTGCTGTAGAAGCTTCAGAGACCGCAGATCCTTGGTCCGCAGAAACTGTATACTGCATGTTCGGCCGAAAAGGCGCTATTGACATGGTAGTACAAGCTGCTCCTAGTCTAAAGATTCAGGACGCAGAACTAAAATTAGGTGTATACTTAATCGCTTATGACCTATATGGTCTAAAGACATTCAGTGATGGTGCTGATGCTCTTGTTGAGGTTAATGTAGAACCTGCTGTGTAAAAATATAGAGGGGTGGTCTTATGGCCACCTCTCGTTTAAGTAATAATTCATGTATAGACCTTTGGGTAAGAACTTATTAGTCTCTATACATAATAAAATTTATGGCACAACCAAGAGGAAAAATATTTAATAGACCAATAACAGCTAACTATTTAGGTGCTGCTGGTCAACTAGTTACTATCGGAACCACAGAGGTAAAGATAGAGATGGTAGATGGTGACGGGCACATTTTACTGTCAAGTGGAACAACGGTTCCAAGTTCATTGGCTGGCTTTTCAAAAGCTGGTACATTCAGGAAGACTGATGCGGGAGCTGCGACAGAGGGGTTGTATAGAAATACAGGTTTAACAACTTCATGTACATTTGAAGCGTTGGATTCTATTGTGGCTGGCGAAATTGCATTAGCTGATGGTGATTTGTTAGTTGGTAACGTATCAGCCGTAGCCGCAGCAGTTACTATGAGTGGGCATACCACTATGGATAATCTGGGTGAAGTAACAGTGTCTTCAGCTATCCCTCTAGTTGCAGACCTCTCTAATGGCTCAGGCGAAGTTACAATCATCCATACAGATGACGGATCGGAGGGAGCAGAACTAATCCTTTACCAAAACTCAGCTTCACCAGCTGCAATGGATTCTATAGGTCTTATCGGCTTCGAAGGAAAAGATGACGGTGGCAATGTTACTGAATATGTAACAATAGAAGGTATCATTGCAGATCCAACAGGTGGTGCAGAATTGGGTGGTTTGCTAATTGGCGGACAAGACGGTTCAGGTTCACACTCTGAATGGATGTCTATTCTTAGAGAATCTACAGAAGTTAAGCTCTCAGCTTTCAACAGTGGCGATAGTTTTACAATAGATACAGACGGATCAGGTGATATTAACTTAAGTCCAGGGGGCGCAAGCAACGTGGTCTTAGATGGCGGTATTGTCTATGGAGAGAGGACAACTACTTCAGGAGCAGGTGCAGTAGCTATTACTGGTGGTGTTCACGAAGTGACCACTACTGGTACAGGTGACGCACTTACTCTAGCTAATGGTACGGCGGGTCAAAGACTTTGCGTTGTATACGTTGCCGAAGGAGCAGGTGGAGACACAGCAGTTATCACTCCTGCAACTCTTGCAGGAGGTTCAACTATCACTTTAAACAACTTAGGTGATTCATGCGATCTAGTATATTCCAGCACAGGTGGTTGGTATGTACTTGGATTAGGTGGAGCAGCCGCAGTTGCTTAATTGCTTCTCAATGTCCCCCCTTTTATTAGGGGGGGCTTAATAAATAAGAATAAATATGAATAAAGATTCATTAGTGAAAGTAGACGGTAAAGTTTCTACCTACAGAGAGTTAGATGCTCCTGTGGTAGTAGAAGCTGTTAAAGAAGTTGTTAAAGAAGTTGTTAAAGAAGAATCTAAGAAGCTTAAGAAGGTTGTTAAAAAAACCAGCAAATAACTGTTCTAACTAATATGTATGTACACAAATTAGCAAATGCAGCTGCAAGCCTTATTACGGTTACAGCAGCTGCAACAAGTTTGTATGACCTGCTAGACACAGCAGCAAGTACAGCCAACGATCTCCCAGGAGATTTAAACGCAGTAGATTTAATTGTTGAGGATGATGATATAAGAGTATTGTTTGATGGCAATACACCAACAGGTGCCAATGGATTGTTACTAAAAGTAACTAACATTTATAGCTTTAGAGGTGTTCCATTAACAAAACTAAAACTCATCAGAACCGGTGGTGACGCTAAGGTTAGCGTACAGGTCGGAAGATCAAACCCAGGAGAAAATAACTCATACAGTAAATACGCATAAATATGGATCATGGATTTTCAGAAGGAACAAACGGTAGTATTACGGTTGGAGGAGACTCTACTCTTGTTTTAGGCACGAAAACTGGAAGAAAATATGCCTTATTAGTAAATGATTCTGATGAAACAATCTATATATCCTTAGGGGCTGATGCGGTACTCAATAAAGGGATACCGCTATTCCCTTATGGTGGTTCTTTGGAGATAGATGGAGAACAGCCCTTCAAAGGTGTTGTTAGAGCAATATGTGCAAGTGGAGGAAAGAATCTAACTTACTTTGACGCATAATATGAAATATCATTTACCAGGCGGACCAAACAACAAGTTCATGAGGAGAGTAATGTTTCTTCTCGCAACAATATTAAGTCTTCAAATAATTAACATACTATGGGCTATGAGGAAGGTAGTGCTTGGGGTGTTCTAAACGCACCAATCGTAAACATACCGCACAATTTAGTAGTGGGTGGCGAAATCACTGAGAATGGGGCTCCAGTATTTACTGCTTCACAAACAACTAGAAACTTATATGTCAATGGAGCAACAGGATCAGATAGTAACGATGGCAGAACAAGTGGTACAGCATTTAAAACAATCCAAAAGGGTGTAAATATAGCAGGGTATCAAGCCAGCAATACGCAAACGGTAGTCAATGTAGCGGCTGGAACCTATACTAGACCTAACGTTATTGTTCCTATATATGCTGTTGGTGAAATTCTTGTTTTAGGTGACAGAACAACACCAGCAAACGTAGTAGTAGATGGTCGTTTAGAT